TCTCGGCTTCTTGGTCATGGCTGGGGTGATGGCTCGGCGCCCCCCTCTCGGCTTCTTGGTCATGGCTGGGGTGATGGCTCGGCGCCCACCCTCTCGGCTTCTTGGTCATGGCTGGGGTGATGGCTCGGCGCCCACCCTCTCGGCTTCTTGGTCATCTTGGTCGTCTTGGTAACATAGAAAAAATAACCCCCATCTCCGTCCATCCATACACCTTGGACCGGGTCGTTCTCTTCCCAGAGGATGTATCGGATGTTTACCAAGAACCAAGAAGCCGAGAGGGGGGCGCCGAGCCCTACTTGAATGAATGGATAAGAATGGGGCACGACACTAATAGGGCTCGGCGCCCCCCTCTCGGCTTCTTGGTCATCTTGGTCTTCTTGGGAAGTCAAGTCTATATTCATGATTGTATCCGTCTCGCCTCGCCGCCAAACTCATCAACCCCAACATGTGTATCGGATGTTTACCAAGAACCAAGAACCAACCCCGCCCCCCGCCCAAACCATATAAGAATATCGTGCTATCATCTTCTAGATAGAGATTCACCACCCCTCCCATAATAGAATAGGTATAGGAACCCCCGCCCCCGGCCTCCGTCCCATGTACGACGACCCCGACGACCCCGATATCCCTCGCCCCCCACCCACCGTCCGAGGCCCCCCCAAGACCTATACCAAACACGTGCCCCCCAGCTCGACCCATACTCCCGCCCCCGGCCCGTCCCGGCCACCACCCCGCCCCCGGGGCCCCGAAGCCATGACCCACCCAGGCCGGGTCCCCCCACCTCCGTCCACCCACCACTCCACACACTCGTCCGCCCCACGCCATCCCCCCTCGACCCACCATGCCAAACCCATGTCCGAGTATGTCAAACCCCGTAACAAATATTACGATGTCTGTAACAACTGTGGGAAACAGGGCCATACCTTCAAACAGTGTAAGAACCCCATTACCAGTTTCGGGGTCATTATTTTTCGAATCAACCAGGAACGTCAACGTGAGTATCTGATGATCCGCCGTAAGGACACTTTAGGTTATATCGATTTTATGCGAGGTAAATACTCGGTCTCCAACCATAAATACATCCTCAATATGTTCAAGCAAATGACCGCCGTCGAAAAGGCCAAGCTGGCCACCTATACGTTCGACGAGCTCTGGAAGGACCTCTGGGAAAGTGACCGTATGGCCTACGATGCGGAGGACCCGGAGGACCCGACGAAGCCCCCGAGCCCACGCGAGCCACCCCCAGGGCTTGCCCCGGTCGCCCCCACCGCCCCCGCCCCGGCCCCCACCACCCCGGCCCCCACCACCACGACCACCAACACCGTCTACCACCAAGAAGAGACCAACTCCCGGGAGAAATTCCATTACCTGTCCACCAAACTGATGACCCAAGGCCGGCCAGGCGTCCCCCTCAGCCGGCGCACCCCCCAACTCCTCGGCCGCCCGGGAGAGGAGCCCACCGACATAGGTGAACACCCCATCATCACCCGCCAGTCCGCCACGGACCAGACCATCCTCCAATACCTCCTCATGGTGAGTAACATCCCGGAGATTTGGCGGTGTAATGCGGACCCGACACCCCCCGACGGGGAAGGCTGGGCCGAGCCGGAGTGGGGCTTCCCCAAGGGCCGGCGTAATTTCCAAGAAAAGGACTACGAGTGTGCCCTCCGGGAGATGATGGAGGAGACGGGGTACGCGGCCCACCATGTCAAGAACATCAAGAATATCCTCCCCTTTGACGAGATCTTCCTGGGCTCCAATTATAAGTCCTATAAGCACCGATACTACCTGATGTACATGAACTACCAAGATTCCTTGGCCACGGACAATTTCGAGAAGAGTGAGGTGAGTCGGATGGAGTGGAAGACCTACGAGGAGTGTATGAAGTCCATCCGAGGGTACAATTTAGAGAAAAAACGGCTGATTACGAATATCGAGATGACACTGTCCAAGTACCGGCTGTACGTGTGAAGAGCCGGGGTCAAGCCCCTGGCTCCTCCCACGTAGCTCGGTCCCCCTCGTGGCCCGCGCCCCACCGAGAACCTTGGGATAAGACCTCACCCCCGAGACCTCACCCCCGAGACCTCACCCCCGAGACCTCACCCCTGAGACCTCGTGTACGAATCCTCTCATGAGATAGATGTATAGGGATACTATATATGTATCATGGCCGACAACGGCACCCGTAAAAAACGTGAAAAGGGCCCCAAGTATCACCGCTGGGACAATGCCAAACAAACCTATATCTTATTGAAACCGTTCCAGTTGGACCCCCAAATCGATAAAGCCACGGGGGAGCGTCAAACCAACATCCGAGTCCTCCCTCTCGGGTTCAAGCAGCTCCTCATCGAAAAGGGCCTCTACCCCGAGTACCAACGCTATTTCCAAGAGAAGGGGTATCAGATTGTGGAAAAGGACGATGTCACCACCACCACCCTCCCCGCGGCACCTATACGCCGTACCACCCAGAAACGGCGGCCTCCCTTGGCCCCCGAGGCCCCAGCCCCCGTCTCGGCCCCCGAGTCCGTCACCTCCGTCGAGATCCCGGTCCCGGTCCCGGTCCCCCAGACCAAGACCCCCACCACCCCCACCACCCTCTACCCCACCCAAGACGACCCCGAGTTCAATATCAAAATCGCCGAACGTAAGGAATTCCACGATACCCGCTATGATGGTACCCTCACCCCCATCCAGGCCCGTGCCGAGCAAGCCTGCCGCGCCGAGTTCGAGCTCCTCCCCCACCAACTCTTCATCAAGAACTACCTCTCCATGCAGACCCCCTATACCTCCCTCCTCCTCTACCATGGGCTCGGTACCGGAAAAACCTGCACCGCCATTGGTATCGCCGAAGAAATGCGTTCCTACATGAAGCAAATCGGGATGAACCGCCGGATCTTGGTGCTGGCCTCCCCCAACGTCATCCAAAACTTCCGTCTCCAACTGTTCGACCCCTCCAAACTCAAGCTCGAAAACGGGGTCTGGAACATCCGGTCGTGTGTGGGAAACGCCATCCTCAACGAACTCAACCCCACCCACCTCAAAGACCTCAACAAGGAACGCCTCATCGCCAATGTCCAAGCCATCATCAAAACGTATTACGATTTCCAAGGCTATATCAAGTTCTCCAACCAAGTCGCCACCGCCCTCGAAGGCTACCCCGAAGGTGACCCCCGGCGCCAACGTAAAATCCAGTCCATGTTCAACGACCGCCTCATCATCATCGACGAGGTCCATAACATTCGTCTTACCCGGGATAACGAGGACCTGACCACCGCCAATTATTTGTATCGGATTGCCAAGGCGGCCAAGAACCTCCGGTTCGTGCTCCTGTCCGCCACGCCCATGTACAATTCCTATAAGGAGATTATTTGGCTCACGAACCTCATGAACGCCAACGACGGCCGCCCCGAAATCACCGTGGACCAGGTCTTCACCAAGACGGGGGAGTTCCGGACCCCCACCCCGGCCGACCAAGACCCCGTGGGAGAAGAACTCCTCCGGCATAAACTCACCGGGTATGTATCGTATGTGCGCGGCGAAAATCCCTATACGTTTCCTTTTCGTATCTACCGGTCCAACCTCCCCACCCTCCCACCCCATACCCCCCCGACCTATCCCCCGATTTACTTGACCAAGATTGAAGGGCTCCAAGAACGGGTGTACAAGGCCATCTTGGCCGGCCTCCGGCCGGCGGCGGCCCCCGAGGCCACCAGTCCCGGCCCCGAGCCCCCCTCCGCCGTCGACCTCATGGAAACCCTGGAAACCCTCGACAATGTCGGCTACGAGCAGCTCCGTGTCCCCATCCAGGCCCTCAACATTGTGTATCAGGACCTCCCCACCGAGGCCGACCCCACGGCCCCCACCCCCACCCGGTTCGACGACTATGTGGGTAAGGCCGGCCTCCTCCGGATCATGGAGCCCCTCAAAGACGGCCAGTTCCAGTATCGCCCCGACGCCCCCCGAGTCTTCTCCCCCGAGCTCCTCCCCATCTATAGCCAAAAAATCGCCACCATCCTCCAGGCCATCCAAGACTCCTCCGGGATTGTCTTGGTCTATTCAGAATTCATCGATGCAGGTATCGTCCCCCTGGCCCTGGCCCTGGAAGAGGCGGGCTACGCCCGGTTCCAGCACCCCCGGCACCGTTCCCCCAACCTCTTGGTCCACCCCGCCACCACCGCCCGCCCCCCCGCCCGACCCCCCACCCTCGGCTCCTACGCCATGATCACCGGAAACCGCACCTACTCGCCCAGTAACACCGACGAGCTCGCCGCCCTCACTTCCCGTGAGAATTTGTATGGGGAACGTGTCCGGGTCGTCCTCATCAGCCGTGCGGGGGCCGAAGGCCTCGATTTCAAAAACATCCGTCAAATCCATATCATGGAACCGTGGTACAACATGAGCCGTATCGAACAAATCATCGGGCGTGGGGTGCGAAACCTCAGCCACTGCCAGCTCCCGTTCGAGGAACGTAACGTGGAAATCTATATGTACGCCACCCAGACCTCCGACGGTGCCCCCACCGCGGATACGTACCTGTACGAGCTCGCCTTCAAAAAGGCCAAGCAGATTGGCCGGGTCAGTCGGCTCATGAAGGAGTCCTCCGTCGACTGTATCCTCCACCAAGAACAACACCAGTTCACGGTCGACCACCTCGCCCAGATCCCCGAAAACCGGGTCCTCCACCTCCGTACTTCCCATGGGGACATGGACTACCACCCGGGAGACCGCCCCTATACTGCCGTATGTGATTATCTGGATACCTGCCCCGACCGCTGCCAGCCCGACGTCGCCCCCTCGGACCCCCGTCTTGGTCAGAACCGAACCACATATTCCACCGAGTACATGAATACCAACCGTATCCGGATTGTGGAGCGTATCCGCCAGCTGTTCCTCCGTCAACCCTACTACCCCATCGACGTCTTGGTCTCCGCCCTCCGCCCCGAGGCGGGCCCACCGTACCCCCTCGAGCAAATCTATTATGCCCTGACGTACCTGATTGAGAACCGCAACGAGTTCTTGGTCGATAGTCGGGGCAGGCTGGGGAACCTGGTGAACCGGGGGGAAATTTACGCGTTTCAGCCGGTGGAAATCACCGACCCAGGTATCTCCGTCTTTGACCGGACGTTCCCGGTGGAGTACAAGGTCCCCAAGATTCGGCTCCAGCTCCCCACCGAGTTCACGCCCGAGGACACCACCGCCCCCGACGACCCGGACCAACCCGTGGACCTCGCGGCCGGCGAGCCGGCCATCCCCGCCCCCGGCCCCCAAGCCCAAGCCCCCACCCAGGCCTCCGCCCCCGTCCTCCTCCAATACATCCAACAACAACTCCAAGAACTCCTCACCCCCCTCCCCACCAAGAATGTCTCCAAACAGCAGTGGACGGATTACCAGCACACGGCGAGCCTCCTCCCTGAACTCCAAAGTGTGTATGGGATCTCACAGGACCAAGTCGTCCGGTACATGGTGGACCATACGGTCGACGGCCTCCCCCTCCATGCCAAATTGACCCTGGCCAGTGCCCCCACCCCCGCCCCCCCGGCCGGCGCAGCCGGCCTCGGCCATGACGTCACCCCCCTGGTTCAAGCGTACTTTCAACGACGTACTTACCAAGTGGCCGGGGTGATAGGGGCCGGCCCCCGGGGAGCCACGTACCTGGTCTTACCCCAAGCCACGGGGGGGCTGGCCGTCTACCGGGCCACCCAAGACCCTAACCCCAACACCCCCACCACCTGGGCCGAGGCCGAATACACGGACCTGGAAACCGTCCGGGAGCATGTGGTCGACCCTCTCAAACGCACGTTCGATCCCTTCAGTCGGAACCTGGCCCTCTTGGTCGGGTTCATGGTCCCCGAACACCCCACGGAGATCCAAAGCCCCTCCATTTTCAAAGTCAAGGACTATACCAAGATGGCCAAGTCGGGGAACGCCAAGGGGGAGAACATGAAAAAGGCGGGTAAGAAACGGGTGGGAGACGTCTTGGAGATTGCCCACCGCTTCTTGGGCCGCCCCCTCACCCCCACCCGGCTCCAAGACCTCCTCTCCAACCAGTACAGCCAAGGGGCACTCTGTATGCTGTTGGAACTCCTCCTCCGGCACTCGCGGGAGACGACCACCCCCCCGGTACCCCCCAAGAAGTTGTATGTGACCCCCGAGGAGGCGGCGATGATCCGGATCACCACCGAGAAACGGGTATAGACCCACCCTCCTATCCCCACCCATACCCATACCATGTCCCACTACCAAATGGCCTATGCCCCGTTCACTCCCCTACCACCCACCTCCCAAGAACCCAAGGTCATCCGCGACCGACACGAATTACGCCAAGGGTTCATCCAAAAATTCGCCGAAGCGAACGGTTATGTCCGACTGAATCAAGCCGACACCGAGACGGGGACGGACAGTTATTTCTATAACCCCCAAGACCAAAAGATGTATAAGGCCGCCCATTTCCTGAAGAACGATGAATCGATACGCAAACCGTTTGAACGGTGTGACGACGAAAAATTGATTTCCAACCCCACCTCATCACCCATCCCCCCATAACCCATATAGAATCATATCTCGCCTATATATAGTTCCAGACCCACCCCACTCAACCCATGTCCGATAAGACCGCCGCCTCCTGTGAAAAAGACGTCCCCAAGGCGGGCAAGCTCTACCTCTATGCCAACACGGTCCTCACCGCCAAGGTCGCCATTCATATCAACGAGGTCGGCCAAACCACCAAACAAAATTTAGAAGAAGCCATGGTCGAACGGGTCGCCAATAAGTGTGTGGAAGAGGGGTATATCCGCCCCAAGTCCCTCCGGATCCAGACCTATTCCGCCGGTGTCGTCCGGGCCGACCAAATCGATTTCCATGTGGTGTATCAGTGCCAAGTGGCTCGCCCCGTGGAAGGCCAGGTACTCGAGGCCAACGTCAAGACGATTACCAAGGCGGGTATCCATGCCCAGTGTGTCGATTCCGACGGTAACATCCCGGTCACGGTGTTCATCGCCCGGGACCACCATACCAGTAGCCAGGAATTCCAAAATGTCAAGGAGGGGGACAAGGTGTATGCGTGTGTGATTGGTACCCGGTATGAACTGAACGACCCGTATATTTGTGTGATTGCGAAACTGATTCCCCCCAAGTACAGTAACCGGTTCCAGAACCGGCGGATTCATATCAAGGGTGGGGAGATTGACCTGGACCCGGAGGATATTGAGGTGGAAGTGGACGAGGTCCCCACCGAGCCCGAGCCCGAGTCCGAGCCCCCGGCCCTCGAGCTCGCCCCGTAAGCCCCACCCATTCCCCCAAACCCCACCCATAAAACCCATATAAGAACAACCCCCCATACCCATGTATCTGTCCATCTACCTGTCCATCCATGGCCACCCAAGCCGTTGCCCCCATCCCGGCCCCCACCTCCACCCCCACCCATGCCGAAATCACCGCCAAAGAGGAACAACTCGACACCATGAAAAACCTCATTGAACGTATGAACAAGATTCAGCATATCGAGGTCCTCAAAATTCTCAAGAAGTACCCCACCGTCAAGCTCAACGAGAACCGGAACGGGGTCTATATCAACCTGTCCTACCTCCCCCAGGCCACCCTCGACGACCTCAACCTCTATATCAAATACGTGGAAGAACAAGAAAAGAACCTGAGCACCATCGAGGTCCAAAAGGAGGAGTTCAAGTCCACTTTTTTCTTGGATAGCCACTAGGCCCACCCCGGCTGGCGGAGCCGGCCTCGTGCCCCGAGGCTCGGGGTGAAAATCATATAAAGACATCGTCACATAACCATGTGTATATGACGATTACGAAAGACATCAGTCCCTTTCTCCACCAGAACCTCTATCACTACCCCTCGTTCACATGTTACACCGACGTTGCTGCGGTTGGGCTTCCCCAGTGGGGGGTATTGTCCAAAACGGTGGTAGCCGACCTCGCGACCGTACCCGTCTACGTCGAGACCACCCCCACCTGTCTCGACCTCCCAGTCACCGAGCCCGACCCCGCCGCCGACCCCGTCGGGTTGTCCACCACTGGTGCTGGTCCGCTCTCTACGAGCGACGACTGCATAATATCCGGTATCATGGGGAACCCCGTGGCCGACCCGGACCCCACCCCGGCCCCCGAGCCCCCCACCCCGGCCTCGACCCGGTTCGCCCCCCGTAAACCCGACTCCCTCTTCTGGTCCCTCTATATCGCCCACTACGGCGTCGCCGATTTCCGCCAGATTGGTAATAAGTATATGAATCGGGAGATTGAAGAGAAATTCCGTATTGTCACCTTCATGAACGAAAACCGGCCTCTCATGAAATCCATGAAACTCACCCAAGACCAGGTCCAAGAAATCATGGGGGACATCACCACCAACCGTGAGACCCAACTCACGATGGTGCGGGTCTTTGCGATGTTCTATAAGGTCCATATTTGGGTTATCGACGAGGCTACCAAGACCTATTTCGAATTCCGCCCGAGCCCTGAGCCGGACCCCGATACCCCCGTCTACCTCCTCTACCGGGTACCCGGCCGCCCCGGCCGGTTCGACTACGTGGTCGATACCCATGTCCGTGCCGATACCCTGGCTCAGATCCACGACACCATGGTCCGTCTCGAAAGTCCCCATCACCCCCTCCGTAGTGTCTCGAATTACAAAGTGACGGATTTAGAAAAAATCGCGACGGACCTGGGTATCCCACCCCCGGAGGGGACCAAGAAGTGGAAAAAGGGTGAGATTTACCAGGCCATTCTGACCCACTGTACGCTGACCTGGAGTGTGCGGTGAAGGCCCCCACCCACCCACCCAACCCTGACCCGAGTGAAGGTATAGGTTTGAAATAAAAATTCTTATCGAGTCAAGGTGTGAAGGCACGAACCCCCTCACGAAAATCGAGCTGGGCGTAATTTTCGAGAGGGGTGGTGAAAGGCACGAACCCCCCTCTCGAAAATTGATTAGGATACTATCTTCACCCCTGTAAGATACTATCCGTGTAAACCTCACCCCCAGTTCTATCTCCGAGTATATATATAGTATCGGTATTGGTCACCCCACCCCCACGTCCCACTCCATATCTAGGTCCACCCCACCCCCAAATCACCCATGAGCCAACCCAAGCCCGCCCCCCAGGCCTCCCAGGAGGCGAGCCGGCTCTTAGAGAATATGATCACCGCGTATCTACGTACCAACCCGTCCATCACCGGGGCCAAGCACCAAACCCGTAAGGTCCCCGAGCTCGAGGTACGGTTCGGTACCGGTCGGAATGCTCTGTCCCGCCCCCTCAGTAAAATCGACTACGACCATGTGGTCCAGGCGGCCTATAATGCCGGCTTTGCCCCCGAGAACGGGAACCACCAGGGCTACAGTATTCTCCGTATCCAGAATGAGTATTACGACCGTACCACGAACCTCCATAAAATCTCCAATATCCGGGCGGAAGTGGCCGGGGTCGACCTCATTCAGGAGTATTGCCGTACCAACAACCTCCAAAAGCTGTTGGACCTTCCCTCCACCTCGGGAGCCGTGGCCGACAAGATCAAATTCACCCAGAAACAGACGGCCCGTCAAGAAGGCGAGGCGGCCCAATACATCAAGCCCGTGGAATTCCCCGATTTCGGGTTTCGGGTGAGCTACCAAAATGAGACGTACCATAGCCCCCGGTCCGACCTGGCCCGTAAAATCATCACCGACTGGACCAACGCTAAGAAGACCTTTCGCTACCTCAACCGTGTCCGGTTTGCCCACCCCGATATCCCCATCTTCATCGATATCTCCATCGTCAAACGCTCCCGTACGACCAACCACGGCGTCCCCGTCCCCCACTATACCATACAAGATTCCGGGGTGCTCGGGAACCAAGAGCACTACGAGGTGGAGCTCGAGATCGATAACCTGCGGATGCAGGGTCTCGCCCCCGCCACGCTCCTGAACCACCTGCGTAAGACCATTCGTATGGTGCTGGGGGCCCTCCAAGAGACCAAGTACCCCGTAGGGTTTGCCGAGATGAACCAGGTCCTCAAGAGCTACCTCACGCTCATCCACCTCGACACGGATACGGCGGGTCACGAGGTCCCCCTCCCCCAGGGTGAGGTGGCGAGCCCCGAGTTCATCCAGTCCCTCCTCGTCCGGCGGGACCTGGGGGTCATCCTCCCCAAGTACTTTATCGGTCCCAGCTCGACCACCCTCCAGACCGAGAACCTGGTGCCCCTCGAACATGCCCAGATGACCCTCCTCCCCAACCTCCGGCACCAGTACACGGTGACCGACAAGGCGGACGGCGAGCGCCGGCTCCTCTACGTGGCCGACACCGGACGTGTGTATATGATCTCGCCCAACATGACGTTTATGTTTACGGGGATGATGGCGACCCGGAATCCCCAGGCCGCCCCCAACCCCAATTCCCACGAGGGTAAGGACAGCGACCTGTATAATACCCTCCTCGACGGGGAATTCATCACCCACGATAAACACGGAAACCCCCTCAACCTCTTCATGGCGTTTGATATCTATTATGTCAAGGGGATCAATATCCGTAAGGAGGGGTTCTATCCCCTCACCCTGGAAGGCCGTACCCGAGGGAACTATCGGTTCCTCTATTTAGAAAAATACCTCCAGGCCCTCAAACTCCACCCGGTCACTGCCGAGCCCCCCGGCCCCCACCCCAAGACGTCCCCCGACTCCCTCCCCGCCCAGATCGCCCAAGAGCCCCTCACCGTCTGTGGCTTCGAACTCCGGAAGAAGAACTTTTACGTGGCGGACGGGGACAAGATTTTCGAGGCCTGCCGCTCCATCCTCATGGATATGGAGGACGGGGCCTTTCCCTACAACACGGATGGTCTCATCTTCACCCCCGCCCTCACCGGGGTCGGCTCTGACCGTATCGGTGTCACCGGTAAGGCCCGGAAGGAAACCTGGGAACTCTCGTTCAAGTGGAAACCCCCGGTCTACAATACCATCGATTTCCTGGTCACCGTCAAGAAGGACAAGCGGGGCCAAGACGAAATCAACTACCTGACCCACGACGGCCGGAACCTCCAGAACGACGCCATGAACATCGTGGCCTACAAGACCCTCATCCTCAAGTGTGGGTATGATCCCAAACGCCACGGGTACCTCAACCCGTACAACGATGTTCTCCAGGACCGGCTCGCCAGCCAAACTACCGAAGGGGGGCTCGACCCCGAGAAGGACGATAGCTACCGTCCTGTGCCCTTCCAGCCCACCGACCCCTACGACCCCAACGCCTGCTTCTGCCATGTGCGGGTCCAAGACGCCGGTACCGGCCTGGGGAAGGGGAACGACGGCGGGATTCTGCTCACCGAGGAACACCAGTATTTCGAGGAGAACATGATTGTCGAATTCCGGTATGATACCGACCGTGAAGGAGCGTGGAAATGGGTGCCGCTCCGGGTCCGGTACGATAAGACCGCCGAACTCCGGGCCGGCCAACGTAATTTCGGGAATGCCTACCATACCGCCAATTCCAACTGGCACTCGATCCATAACCCGGTGACCGAAGCCATGATTACCACGGGGGAGAACATCCCTACCGAGACCAGTACCGAAAATGAGGTGTATTACAACCGTAAGAGCCGGAATTCGAACACCCAAGGGCTCCGGAACTTTCATAATTTGTATGTGAAGCGCCAGCTCATCCTGGCCGTCTCGGACCGGGGGCAGAAACTACTCGACCTGGCCTGTGGTAAGGCGGGGGACCTCTCCAAGTGGCGGCAGGCCGGCCTCGGGTTCGTGCTCGGACTCGACGTGGCCCGGGATAATATCACGAATCAGGTGGACGGTGCGTGTAGCCGGTACCTCAGTGATGTCAAAAAATACGGCGCGGACCAAGTGCCTCGGTGCCTCTTCTTCGCGGGGGACAGTGGGAAGAACATCCGTAACACGGGGGACGCCCTGGCCAGCCAGAAGGAACGGGAGTATGTGAAAGCCGTGTTTGGTCAGGTACCCAAGAGCCCCACGGACCTACCCCCTGGGGTGTTCAAGGCCTACGGCCTCGGTGAGCAGGGGTTCGATATCACCTCCGTCCAGTTCGCCGTCCACTACTTCTTCTCCGACGAGGTCACCCTCCACCACTTCCTCCGGAATGTGAGTGACTGTACCCGGGTGGGAGGCTACTTCATCGGAACCACGTACGACGGCCAGACCGTGTTCGATCTCCTCCGGAACAAGCCCAAGGGGGAGGCCTGGACGGTCATGCGTCAAGATAACAAAATCGCCGAGATTACCAAACGGTACAGTGATGCCACCTTCCCCGACGATGAGACGAGTATCGGGATGCAAATCGATGTGTATCAGGATAGTATCAACAAGGTCTTCCCCGAGTACCTGGTCAATTTCAAATACCTGACTCAGCTGATGGACCAGTATGGGTTCGCTCTCCTCAGTGCCGACGAGGCCCACCACCGACTGGGCTTGCCCGCCGGGTCGGGCCGGTTCGAGGAGCTGTACCGGCGGATGCAGAACGACCTCCAGAGCCGGCGTATCGTCAAGGAGGAGTACGGGGCCGCCGCCGACATGTCACCGGAAGAACAGGCGGTGTCGTTCCTGAACCGGTACTTTGTGTTCAAGAAGACCCATACGGTCAACACGGAGAATCTGTATAAGATTATCAAGAACCGAGCCCCCACCCGGCGGCCGGAGGCCGCCCAACCGGCCCCGGACCAAGCCCCCACCCAAGTCCCCACCCAGACCACGGTGACCAAGGCCAAGAAGTTGTCCCGTAAGATTACTATTCAGTGTGATAATCCCCTGAAGGCCCCGAGCCCGAGCCCACCCCCCGCTCCTCCGTCGGGCCCAGCCCCGGTCTCCCCCGCCCCGCCGTCCCGGTCCCCGGTGTAGTGATAAGAGTAGATATAGAGGGACATACACATAAATATATCGTATTATTTTTACTCCATAGTACGATATAGGATTGGATATCGGATTGGGTATAGTATTGGGTATCGGATTGGATATAACCCCGTCCCAACCCCATGGCCCTCACGTCCGAACTCACCTCCCGGGACAAGCTCGGCCTCGAACTCCTCAACGCCTGCTATTTCGGGAACGTGACCCTGGCCCTCCGCCTCCTCCAGAACCCTCAGTGCCCCGCCAGCTGGGCCGACCCCCGGGACGGGTGGTCGGCCATCCACTACGCCGCCCGGTGGGGGGAGGTCCGGATCCTCGAGGCCCTCCTCCAGGCCGGGGTCGATATCAATATCAAAACCCTCAGTAAAGAAACCCCCCTCCATAAGGCCGCCCGCGCCAACCGCAAGCCCATCTGTGTCTGGCTCTTGAATCGGGGTGCCGACGCCGACCTCCTCAGTAGTACCGGCGAGCGAGCCAGTCACCTCACCGCCGACGACGACATCAAATACGTGTGTGACCATTTCGAGGAGTACCAAGTCAAACACACCACCATGGTCCAAGAAGTCCAGGCCAAGGCCAAAGCCAAGGTGGCCACCACCAAGACCAAGACCACCTCGCCCCATCGACGCCATACCGTCGCACCCGCCAAAATGGATATAAGGCCAACCCCCCATACTCCTACAGATAGTAGTCAGGCCCCCACCACGGCCACGGCCCCGACCCCCCCACCCACCCCCCACCCATGACCTCGGCCCATGCCACCACCATGCCCCATTTCCTCCTCCCGAGGCTCCCCCCCAAACTTTACCTGTTCATCGACCCCCAAGAATCCGACCAACTTCCGCAGCCGGTGATCAACGAATCCCTCTGCTTCTACTTGAATGATATCAAGCACCATATTACCACCCATGAATACATGTGGGAAACCTTCAAACGCTTTACCAATACCTATGAATATATCCATACCACCATTCCGTATAAGAAGTACTGTATCTCACGGTACCGCCCCCTGTCCCGCTCCTTCTTCAAGATGATTGAGCTCATCCACTTTTTCGAATTGGGTACCGATAGCCCCCAGGCCATGAAGACGTTCCACTTGGCAGAAGGCCCGGGGGGCTTCATCGAGGCCATGGTCCGCTACCGGGCTCGCTCCGACGATAAATATATCGGGATGACCCTCCTCGACCGGAACAACAATGATTACAATATCCCCGCGTGGAAAAAATCACAGCATTTCCTCCAAGAGAACAAGAATGTGCATATCGAAGCCGGCTTGGATAAGACCGGGAACATCCTGTCCCTCGACAATTTCGTCTATATCCATGAGATGTATGGGTCGTCGATGGACCTCATCACCGCGGACGGGGGGTTCGATTTCTCCACGGACTTTGACCACCAAGAGGTGAACATGACCAAACTCCTGTACGGGCAAATCGTCTACGCCCTGTGTATGCAGAAACAGGGGGGCCATTTCGTCCTCAAGATTTTCGATGTGTTCATGCAGCAGACCATGGATATGCTCGCGCTACTCGCCTCGATGTACGAACGGGTGTATATTACCAAACCGAACACGAGCCGGTCCGCCAATTCGGAAAAATACGTGGTGTGTAAGGGGTTCCTCCATAGCTCGTCGTACCAATTTTTTCCCGTCCTGTTCCGGTCGTTCCGTAAGGTACTGTCGGACCCACCCCCGCCGTCCATGCCGGCCCCCGGCCGCCCCCTGGCCCATGCCGGCCCTACCAAATATATCACACGAATGTTCCATAACTGCTCCATCAGTCACTATTTTATGAACCGGCTGGAGGAGTTTAATATTATCCTCGGCCAAGCTCAGATTGAGAATATCTATGTGACCCTGTCGTTCATCGTGGGGGAATGTATGCCCCAGAGCCGAGCCCTCTTGGCCCCCTACGGGGACAGTCGGACCGCCTCGATGTTCGAACAGGTCCCCAATATCCAGGCCATGAAGGAGACGTTTCGGGGGATTGAGAGTATCGAGTTTCCCGAGTCGGCCCGGGGGAGTGTGGCGGACACGCCCAACCAACGGAATTACTATCGGACCAAGATCCAGAACTTGATCAAATCGAATATTCAGAAGTGTATCCAGTGGTGTATCCAGCATAATTTGGCGTATAACTACTAGACCGAGACCGGCCGGCGGAGCCGGCCTCACGGTCCCCGACCCCATCTCCAATACCGATATAAACATTACTCATGATGATATAGTACCCGTAGTCGACCCATCATGCGTATCACGGCCCTCCTCCCTGCTCTCGTGGTGTTCAGTCTTCCCTTCCCGGCCCAGGGGTTCCACGGTATCCCGCTCTGGAAAGTCATCACCGGCCGGGTTCGTCGGGGGTCCCCAGCCCCCGACCCCACCCCCGACCGGGAGTTCACCCCCAAGTTTTGTTACCAGTGCCGCCATTATTCACCGCCCAATATCCGTGACAGTGGTCCCGACTTTGGCCGTTGCTTGAGTGACCCCCAAGATTCCGAGATGGATATGCAAATCTCGCTCTTCCGGGTCACGGGCACCGTACCGGTCTTCCCATCCAAACATGAATCCAAGTATGAGTATTGTATGGTGACCCGTAGTGATGAAAACAAATGTGGCCCGGATGCCGAATGGTTCGAGCCCCGGTCCTGAAGTCCCACTCCATAACCCATATAGAAACATCCTACGATGATATAGTACCCGTGCTCATCCACACCCCCATCCCCCGAGCTCATATACTATATCATCCCCCATCATGCATTTCATGGCCCTCTTACAAACCCTCGTGGTGTTCAGCCTCCCCTACTCGGTGCAGGGGTTCGGCCGGTTCCCTTTGTGGAAGGTCCTCACCGAC